TCGCCGTAATTGTCGCCCATAACTTCTTCTTCTTCATCGTCGTGATAAGAAGCAGTCATTTTGTCCTCATATTCTTCATGGCTACGACAGGGCATAAATACAGTCTTTCCATCACGGGTATGACTGTGCATACCTGTGCAACCAACCTCTCTTGCACGGCTCATAGCCTCGCCGGGGTTGTCGAACACATCACGACCCATTTCATGCTCGCTTGCGTCATGGGAATCGTTTTTGTCAAACCATCGTTGAAATGTTTCTTCATCAGGGCCGGGGAAATACATTGTGATATTGTCTGCGGTTTGTTCTGTATGGATTGAGCCACCAAAGCCGATTTCACGGGATTTGGCTTCTGCGCCCTCGCGTGTCATAAAAATATAGTCCTCCATGCCTGCTTGCAGGGTATCATCGCAATTATTGCATCCACAACCACAATCGCTCATGCCGACTTTATTAAAGTCGTCTGTTTTATCAATTTCACTGCTGGTATAATCCGAAACAGATTTGTTCTTTTCCCACATTTTGCACGACCAATATCGGGCTTTCCACTTCGGGCCGGGACTATCGCAGTTATGTCGGCTTCGGAAGTTTTTGCGTCGTTGCGGGTCATCACGCTTAATTTCCATGTTGGGGTCGCCAAATCGAACAATAACAACAGTGCCTTTGTCATTTTTTGTATAGACGGCAAACTTTTTTGATTCTTTGGGTGTTCGGAACGGTTTGTTGAGTTTGACTTTGCGACCTTGATATTCTGCGGCGGTAAAAGGTTCTTCGTCCCAATCCTCATATCCTTCGTCGTTTTCGTCTGCCCGTGGGTGGGACTTAGGAAGAAGGTCGTTGTCCTGTTTGTAGTTTGGGTTGCTTGGTCGTCCGTTGCGTAGCAGGTAAAGGAATGCTTTAACCCGTGCAATACCCCAACCACCACGGGACATATTCGGTGCGTGGCTTCGGGAAAATGCGCCAGCGCCACGACGATAGACAGACTTTAGACGACCCATGCTTGCTTTTGAGCCTTTTCCTTTTGCGGAAACCTTTTTGTTATGCTCAGTCATCATTTTGCGCAAACGGGCTTCCGTTTCCTTGCTGATTTTAATGCTATTGTTTGGTTTCTTTGCAGAACCCGGTTTATTTTTCTTTGAGCCTTTGCGCCGTTCACTTGGTTTGGCGGGAGTTTTGCGTGGGTCGTTTTTGCCCGGTCGTCCGTATTGAAGTGCTTCGACGGGTTTTTCGTCTGCGTATTTGTTGCAGACGGCATATCGTTGTGGGACTTCAGGAAACTCCGCCATCATTTTTTCGTCGCCCATACAACGACTGATAAAATCATCACGGTTTTCACTTTTCATTCGTGTGGGCATCCTTGCTCACCCCTAATTCAGCCTGTTGCTTTTCGTGTGCAAGACAATGTTCATGTTCTTGTTGCTTGAGAGCAAGGCTATGTTGGTGTTGCATTTCCATTTTCGCCATATTACGCTTATGCTCGGCTTCTGCAATCATTGTCTTTTGTTGTGCGTCAATCACGCTTGGGTGCAATTCGGTTTCAACCTGTTGCTCATGCTTCCACAATTCAAGAATGTTTTTGTATGCGTCTTTTGCTTCAACGCCAATAATCATTATTAAAGCGATAAAAGCCTCAACATTCGGAAGAACAATGTCCGGCTTAAAAATACCGTAAAAGATAACGGTTCCCGAAGCGGCAATAAACAGGTAAATAGTGGGAAGTGCGGTGCGTTTCACCATGCGGTCGTTCACTGAGTCTTTATGCGCCATATTACATCACCTGTATGCCTGTAAATGCACTAACCAAAAAAACCACAATGCCCCCAACGATTTTCTTCAATAGCGCCATGTCCCTTTCGATGTGAAATAAATGGTTGTTTTTAATAATTGATACATCATTTTGCACTTCTGTTATTGCACCAACAACCCAATTTAACTTGCCGTCTGTATCACGGCTCAACACATCGTCAAGGTCATTCGTCATTCTGTTCGTCCTCTCTCATATTTGTTGCGCCGTCTTGACTGTTTTCTCTCGGCAATTCGCCGTTTTGCGCAGAACCTCCGCCTTTGCGCACATCGCCGTCTGTTTCTGTTGGTTCACCGACAATTTCAAGGGCTTGGTTGAGGGTCAGGATGCCTGCGTTGTAGCCAATGTTTGCCCGTTGCATTTTGTTAAGTCGTGTTTCCTCGTCAATTGGTTCAAACTCAAGAGCAGGAAGGTCGGCCATTGTGTGCGTTATGCGCAGAAGTGTCAAGTGTCGGCTAAACAAATCCATAACAGACTGCTTAAGGATGCTTTGCATACGGCGAATGGCGTTTGCCGCCCATAGGTTTGCAGTGTATGAAGCCGCAAAGGTGCTTCCCTTCTCTTGGCCTGCGGCGACCCGTGGAACTTGCAGAACGGCGGCAATATCGGCGTTAATGTTGTCAAGGAATGAGGACGAGTCAGGCAAAGCACTGCGTTGGTCTATGTGTTGGATTTTTACATATTCGGGGAAAATAGGCACTTGGTCGCCACGAAGGTTCTCCATCGTTTCAATGACTTGATTCATAATGTGCAAAAGCCGTGTGCGTTGTTCGTCGGGATTGGTGATGTGTTCGACGGCTTTCATGTCAATGGTGATGTATTGCTTTGTCATAGCGTCCTCAAGGGCTATGCGGTTGTTAATGCTATTGTATTTTGCACGGATGGCCTGCTTAAGCGAGGTAAAACGGGACGAACCCCAAATACCGTATGTCGTGCGAGATTCGTTGTCTGTGAACCAATGACTGCGATAATCCATGCGCACATGAAGGATTTCATCGGCAGGAAACTCCTGCTCGGTCGTTTCGCCTTCTCGGAGAAAATATCGCTCGGCGGTGATAACGGGGTCGTTTTCATCGGTGGTGTCGTTCTTTCCTCGGTCGTCAAGAATGGTGATTTGCGCAATTGGGAGGTTTTGAACATCAGTGATGCCTTCACGGGAGGTTCCGACCAATTTATTGATGTCGTTCCCATAGATTTGTAGGTTGCGCATTATGTTAATGAGAATGTCGTCAAAGTCAATGCGCTGAATCAGGTCTTGAATCGCGTTGCGTATGCGTGCGTTGCGTGCGTTCCTATAATTGATGGTGTAGTTATTTGCCGTAAGAGCCACTGCACGGACTGCCCCGTTCAATTCGGGGTCAAGTTTAAGCATTTCATCGAAGAGGTAAAAGTCATTGTCAAAATTGGTGTCGTCCCGCAGTGTGTTGGTTTCACGCACAATGTCGGACATACCAGCCATCAATTGAAAAGGCGTGCGGTGTTGCACGCTATGGCGCAAGTCCTCGCTTGTCAAGAACATGACTTCTCGTTCAGCAGGTTCGTCTTTGCGACGACCAAAAATTGAAAAACGAGCCATGAATGCTGAATACCCTTCTTTGTCTTATCAAGGTATTCCCCCGTCATATCTTTAAGACAGTGCGGCCTTTTTCATTATGACAGGGATGATATTTGAAGGCTTCTCTATTTTCTTGCTGGTGATTTTGGAATTGGGCTTTTATTTTTGCGTAGCAAGAATAATTCTTTCAAGACGAAAAAAAGAATTGAAAAATAATTAAACGGTCGCAGTGTAGCGAATCGCCATTATTCTTTTTTATGTATAAGGTGTTTAGAAAAAGAAGAGGAATAATTTAGAATACCCTATGACATAATAAAAAATAAAGCAAATCTGGTCGCAGTGTAGCGTTTTATTCTTTTTCAATTATTTTTGAGCCGTTGAAAGAATTAACAAAAAGCGACCCTTAATAAAGGAAAACGATGTATGGTATCAACATGAACCAAGACGACTACATGAATGCAGTCCGTGCGGAACTCGACCACTATGACGGCAATATGTCCTCTTTTGCCCGACACATGGCGACCATCATTGAATCAATAAGCGTTGAAGCAAATCGCTATCGCTTGCGAAGCATCGCAAATGAAAACCCCGATTTTTTTCCAACAATTGAAGTCATTGATTATGACGCACACATACCTAAAGTGTGGGATGGAGAAACCCGTGAATTAGCACGCCTTCTTAACCGCCGATTCCCTGAAATCTCAACGAATGGTTGGGAACACCGCATCCGTCGAGCGCATGAAAGAAAGGCAATCACGGAGTTTAAAAACCCCGATTTCATCGTTAATCAATTGAAAAAAGACACACAATCCGTTGAAGATTTGTGGGCAACCATTGAAGCACAATCCAAAAAGGCCATTGAAGCAACAGAAGATGCACGATGGGCAACAGTCCACATTAAAAACGGTGATAGATACATCGGCATCGCCTTTCAAAGCGACCAACACATCGGCAATTCATTCTGCGACCATGAGCGTTTGCGCAAAGACACAGAGTTAATCGTGAACCATCCCGACTGCTATGTTATTCACGCTGGCGACTACATAGATAACTTCATCGTTGATAAACCACGACCAGCCATGAAAGCACGCATTCCTCCTTCTGTGCAGTGGCGACTTTGCGAACACTACATCAACATGAGCGCACCATCGCTTATGGCCGTTGTAGCAGGCAATCACGACCTTTGGACTTCGGGCATGACCGACTTTGACCCGCTTAAAAAAATGGTCGAGGAACACGGCGTTTTGTATCACCAGCACGAACTGAATCTGCGTTTGATTCACGGAAAGGTTGCATATCACCTATCCATTCGACATAAGCGCCGAGGCAATTCAAACCTTGACCCAAGCCGCGTCGTTAAGAAAATGTGGGATGACGGCGAATGTGATTTTGATGTTGGCGTTATTGGACACCACCACACGCCTTCTGTTGTGCCTTTTACCCGACATGGCGTTGAACGATGGTCTGTAAGGCCGGGTGCTTATAAAATCATTGATACCTTCGGTGAAATGTGCGGTTTCCCCCGTGAGCGACCAACCAGCCCAATGATTATTCTTGACCCTAAAACCCGTGATATTCAAGCCTTTACAGACCTTCGACATGGTTTGCGAATGTTGAACGCACTAAATGGCCGTGATGCAAATGCCTATTTGGACGAGCAGTGAAAAAGACATTCGCTTGCTTGATGCAGGCGGTGATTTTCTTTCAATGAACATTTTTGCTGGCGATAGCATTCTTTCGATTATGCTTGAGCGTGAAGAGATTGAAACAATGACACTTGCCCTTATGGAATGGTGCGGAATCCCCTTCTTTAAAAGTCAGATGGAGGAAAGTGATACCCATGCGGTTGATGACGACATTTCACCTTGAGCGTAGCAAATACGACATTCGGCACTTTTATGGATGGCTTGGCTACAAATGGGGCGACCATATCGGTGATTGGCTCAAACTTTACGGCGACCGAGGCGACAGACAGGTTCACCGTGTCTGCATTATCGCACCTCGCGACCATAGCAAGTCCACAACCCTGCGTGTAAAAATCCTTCATCAATTGCTCTTTGAAAAATGGCGCAACAAGCCGTTCACCATTTGGCTTTTTTCGGCAAACAAAGACTTGGCTATCAACCGTTTAGAGGAAATTAGGCAAGACCTTAAAAGACACCCCGAATTGTCCCGCATGATTGACACCACAAAAGGAAACCGCTTTGAATTGCGCTTGACAAACGGCGCTTGGATTAAGGCAACCTCGGTTGGTTCGGGTATTCGTGGTGAACACCCTGCCGCTATTGCTCTTGACGATGTGCTGGACGACCAAAACGATATGTCCTATGATGTTGTTCAACAGTGGTTTCGCAAAAAATTGACTCCGATGCTTTCTCCGCAGACCTCGCTTTATTGTGTGGGAACACCGATGAGCATGAATGACCTATATCACACTGAAATGCTCAACAATGACTCATGGATAACATGGCGAAAAGGCGCTATCACCAATTATGACGAATGGCGAAACGACCCTGAAAGCGTAAAACCCGAATGCCTTTGGGAAAGTGAGCGCCCTCTTGACTTTCTTCTCGAACAA